GATAGCTTCCTACAGAGTGGGGTAGTGCAACCTTTGGCAGAATTAAATCTTTCCTCAGAAAGAGGTGGGGATTTTGTAAAGATTCCATTTTATAAAGCAAATTTATCTGGCGATTTTGAAGTTTTAACAGATTCAACATCATTAACACCAGGAAAGATCACAGCAGATAATCAAATCGCTGCTGTTCTTCATAGAGGTAGAGCGTTCAGTTCTCGTGACTTAGCTTCTCTTGCCGTTGGTGGTGGTCTTGATCCAATGGCTGCTATTGCTCAGAAGATGGCGGCATACATAAATAACCAAAAGCAAAAGGATTTATATTCTTGCTTAACTGGTGCGTTTGGTTCTATCAATGCCAACTCAAGTAGTTCAGCATTATTTGATTTAACTATTGATTCTGAATCAGGAGATTCTCCAACAGTATTAAGTCCTCGTCATATTGCAAGAGCAAAGTCAAAACTTGGTGATCAAGGTGGCAAGCTTACAGCGATAGCAATGCACTCCAATGTATATGGAGACTTGTTAGAGCGTAATATGATTGATCGTGTTTACGATAACAATGGTGATGCTGATACAGCAGCCGCATCTGGTAGCACAACAAGAGCTTTTGATGGCCCTAATGTTGTTGAGACATTTGGAGGTCTTAGGATTATTGTTTCTGACGATATTCCAACAACTGGTTCTGGTAGTTCTACGGAATACAGTACGTTCTTTTTCCAGCAGGGATCAGTAGTTACGGGCGAACAGGCACCAATCAGAACACAGACAGATAGAGACATTCTTGCTCTTGAGGAAGCAATGGCTGTGGATCTCCATTACATCTATCACCCAGTAGGTCTTAAGTATGCTGTATCAACAGTTAATCCAAACAGATCTGTACTTGAAACTGTAGGCTCTTGGTCGAAAGTCTATGAAACAAAGAATATCGGTATTGTTAGAGCAACTAACGTATCTAATCAGGATTAATCATGCCTTCATTATTTGACGTAACTGCTGGGTCTTTAGTAGGCCCAACAGCAGGCGGTACTGTAACTCAGGCCACCAATAAATCTACAGGTGTAACTCTAAACACAGAGTCAGGCCAGATCACAATGAATGACGCAGCTTTAGCGGCTGCGGCTGAAGTATCTTTCACAGTAACTAATAGCAAAGTTGCAGCAACAGATGTTGTTGTAGCTTGTCATGGTTCTGCTGGAACTGCTGGCTCATATCTTGTGAACGCAAATGCAATCGCTGATGGTTCTTTTGCAGTAACAGTTTCTAATGTTTCCTCTGGATCATTAGGAGAAGCCATTGTTATTAACTTCGTTGCACTTAAGGGTGCATCAAGCTAATGGCTATTTTCGCTTTTAGGCGAATGAGAGAACAAAATGAGGCTGCTGAAAAAGCAGCTTCACTTGTTCAAACTCAGGCAAAGCCAAAACCAAAACGCAAACCTCAAAAAGTTACAGTAAATGGCGATAACTCTTGATGCTACTGTTGGCGGTGCAAGTGCCAATACTTACATCACACTTGATGATGCAAACGCTATCATCGAAGGATTTGTTCTAAGTGATGACAATGCCGCTTGGGATAATTCAACGACTGATAATAAAAATCGTGCGCTTTTTACCGCAGCCCAGAGAATAGATAGAGAAAAATTTTTAGGGGCTAGGGTCGCTGATACACAGGCTCTTGAATGGCCTAGATCAGGAGTAAGAAAACCCGATACATATACAAACCTTTATGGGTTAAGTTTTCCAAATAGGTTAGTTGCTGATTATTACACCGATACTGAGATTCCAGACAGAGTAAAAAAGGCTCAAGTAGTTTTGGCAGTTTATTTGAATAATAATAGAAATGGTTTAGAGCTTAGTGGCCTTGAAGATTTTGCGGCTGTAAGTGTTGGTAATATAAACGTAACACCAAGATTCTTTGGTGCTGTAGGGATTGATCGTATTCCGCCAATAGTTGATCATTACCTCATGGGCATTAGAATAGGCGGAAGAGCAAACTTATCTATCAAGAGGTCTTAACGTGAACTACGGCTACCAATACCCAGCAGGGATAATTATTACAGATACAAATGCCCACACAGGCAGATTTGGTAAGGTGCATTGTTTGACAGATGCAGAAGCAACTTTTGTAGCTGAAAACTTAACAGAAAATGGATCTTCAACAATTAATGGGATCACAATGAAGGCATCTTCAGAGGTTGAAGGTGTCATCACAAGTATTACTCTTGCTAGTGGTCAGGTCATAGCTTATTCATTATGAGTCTTGCAAATGCACTAAAAAAAGCGGCTAGTGCTTCATTAAAAAAACTTGGCGGTGATGTAACTATAAGGCAAGTAACTGCTGGAAGTTATAACACGACAACAGGAGCTATAAGTGAATCAACATCTGATACAACTATCAAAGGTGCATTAAGTAATGTTTCAAAAAATCAGGTAAATGATTTGATTGAATCTCAGGATAAGTTGCTGACAATAGCTGCTGGGGATCTTACATTTGCACCAACCACAAAAGATAGAGTTGTAATTAGTAGCGTTGAATTTAAAATTATTCAAGTTACAACGAATGAGCAAAATAATACTGCTGTAAGCTTTGATCTTATCTTGAGGTAAACATGGCAAGAGAAATAAAACTTACAGAAATAAATGATTTTTTTGAAGAGGATGTTGTTGACCTTGTAGCTGCCACAACTTTGGAGTGGACAGCTAGAGTTAAAAAAGCAACACCTGTTTTTTCTTTAGATAATTATTCTAATTTAGATTCCATTCCAAACTTTTTTACGCTGCCAAACGGTCAAGTAGTACCCTTTAGAAAAGCTTTATTAGATCGTGGAACTGGTGGAGAGCTTCGTGAGGCTTGGCAGACAGAAATTAAAAAATTTAGAGGAACAATTATAAATAATAAACCTTATGCAGAACCAGTTTGTTATGGCACTAACTTACCACCATCTTGGGGAGGCAGATACAGAACAAGACAAGATACTAAAGCTGGTTTTCCTGAGTTGATTGCAAAAGAGCTTGAAAGTTGGATGAAAAATCAATTTGGTAAATAATTATGGCTGCAATAGATTTAAACACAGTTAGATCAACGATAGAGGCGAGATTAGCCACAGAACTAGCCTCAAGCCCTGCAATCCCTGTTGTGTTTAGTAATATGGCATTTGACAGTACTACAGAAGATACCTTTGTTCAATGTGTTACTAGCTTTGGTTCAAATGAATATTTAACTCAAGGAGATACAAGCAATGCTTTTAATAATATTGTTGGTTTAGTTTTAATAAATGTATTTACAGAAGAAGGTCTTGGGGCTGGCTCTAACTTTACAATTTGCAAACGGATAAGAGACTTATACAATAGGGTGACTGTTTCTAATGTAATTTTTGATGCACCTGTTGGCCCTGAGATATTTACATCAAGTCCAGAGGGAAAATTTCAGACACAAATTAGAATTACTTTTAATATTTATGAGGACTTGTAAAAATGGAATTTACTGAACAGATGCTTGACGCAATCGAAGCTGTAAAAGGTAGAAGAGATCCAAAATATTGGGATCCTCAATGCAGAAGATATATGGAAAAACAACAAGCGACAAAAAAAGATGTAAAAAAAGCTGAAAAAGGTTAATATATTTATAAATCTTTCTTTAAATTGTTATGGCTGCTGTAAAAGGTGATGTTGGACAGGTCAAATTTGATGACGGTGGTTCTTCAGTAAACCCTGTATTAGGTACAAGATCTTGGTCTATGTCTATTACCAAAGATACACAAGAAACCACTGTTCAAGGTGACACTTTTAAATCTTTTGTTGGTGGACTTATCGAGGGAGAGGGTTCTGCTGAGTTAGTTTATGACGCTGCGGCATCTGGTGAAACAGCAACTTTTGTTGATGGTATATTAACTACTGGTGATTTAGGAACAGCAGCTTTTGAACTTTTCCCTGATAGTGCAAGTGGAACAAAAAAAATAAGCTTTTCTGGTCTTATTACAAGTTTTGATCAAACTTCCTCAATAGGTGATGTAAATACTATTAGCATTACATTTAAACCATCTGGCACTATTACATCAGCTATCTAATTTATTTTTAATCAACCCCAATTATGGCAACTGAAAGAACAGCAGACATTCTCATCAATGCGTTTAAAGATGAAATGACCACTAGACGCAAATATGAATTGAAAGATTCTAATGATAAAGTTTTATCTGTATTATATTTCCCACCAATTACTAGATTTGATAGAAAAAAAGCACAACAATTAGCTGGAAGTGATGAAGGTTTAGTTGTTTCAACACAGCTTTTATGTCAGACAGCACAAAAAGAAGATGGCTCACTTGCATTTGATATGTCAGATGCACCGATCCTGCAACGATCATTACCAGAAAAAGTATTAAATGAATTAGAGCTTTTTATGATGGATATACAGGTTGATATTGATTCAGCAAAAAAAGAATAAAAGGGGATAATTGGCTTAATTTTGAATTTTTCCTAGCAACAGAACTTGGTAAAACTTTAATTGAACTCAGAAATCTTTTAACAGAGGAAGAGCTTATTTATTGGGCTGCATATTATGATTACAAGAATGAAAGAGAGCAAAAAGAAATGCAACGACAAAAAGCTAAATCAAGGTAATATATAATAAAGGTTATTTGTTTCTGTGGCACAATCAACGGTTAGATTAATAGTTGATGCTCAAAATGCGATAACACCATTAAAAAGAGTTAATGACCAAACAAAAAAATTAAGTCAAACTACAGATAAATTAAAAGGAAGATTAGATAAATCAAATAGATCATTAAGAGATACAGGAAGGTCTGCAAAAGCGGCATCTGGGGGTGTGAAGGGTTTATTAGGAGCATTAAAACCTTTATTGGCTGCATTAGCAGTTGTTGGCACAGCAAGATTTATTTTTGTTAAAACTGCTGAACTTGAAACACAAAGAAAAAGTTTAGAAGTCTTAACAGGATCATTAGAAAAAACTAATAAAATAATAAAAGAATTACAAGATTTTGGGGCTGTAACACCTTTTACAAGTAGTGAACTAATTGAGCAAACAAAAAGATTGAAAGCTTTTGGGTTTCAAACAGAGGAATTAGTTGATACAACAAAAAGACTTTCAGATGTTGCTGGTGCAACTGGTGCTGACCTTACAGGTATTGCAACAGCTTTTGGTCAGATAAGAGCAAAAGGAAAACTACAACAGGAAGAAAATCTTCAATTATTAGAAAGAGGAGTAGATATAACAACTGAACTAAAAAAAATAACTGGATTACAAGGAGAAGAATTTGAATCTGCTATGAGAAAAGGAAAAATAGGTGCTGATCTTGTCACGAAAGCATTAATAAACTTGACAGATAAAGGAGGAGCTTTTGCTGGTGGTGCTACTGCACAAGCTGACACTTTGAATGGAAAACTATCAACTTTGCAAGATACCATTGATACTTTGGCAAGAACGATTGGAGAAGAACTTTCAGATGAAATAAAAGGTGTTATTGATATTGCGATTGCTGGTGTAAAAGAAATAAATAAACTTATCGAAAGAATTGGAACAGCAAATAAAGTTGGTCGTATTAATTTAGCAAATATTACTATGGAGTCTAGGAAAGAGGCTCGTGAACAATTAAGAAAAGAAAAAGGCAGTTTTTTTGCTGGTGCTAATCCTTTTGGAAAAGATAAAAAAAGAGAACAAGAACTTTTTGAAGAAATTAAAGCGAGAAAAATAAAAAATTTTTTAGAACTCAAGAATGCAGAAACTCTTAAAGAAATTAATAAAGCACGAAAAGAAACCAACAAAATTGTTGATGATGCCAAAGAAAAAGCAAAACAAATTAAACAAAGTACCGAGAAAACAACAACAGCTATTGAAAGCTCAGTTACTTTTAATGAACTATTGAATACTGGCTTAGAGCAAACAAACTTTTTAGTTGATGGCCTTTCTCTTGGTACAGATAAATTTGCTGATAAATTATTAAACGTTAAATCTGAAACTGATAAATTAAATGAAAAGTTTATGGAGATTGGTCAAGGAATAGAACAAAGCATTGTTTCCAACTTAAGTGATGCGGTTATGGGTACAAAGACTTTAGGTGAAGCTGCTGTTGGTGTTTTAAATCAACTAAAAAGAAAGCTTGTAGAGGTTGCAATACAACAAGCAACGGCTGGTTTAGGAAATAAAATAGGTGGATTTTTAGGTGGCTTGTTTGGAGGAGGAGGAGGAGGAGGATTATTTTCTGGAGGTGGTGGATCTGGAATAAAGTTTGGATCTGTTGATCTTGGTTTAGGTTCTGGATTAAACTTTGCAACTGGTGGAAGGCCACCTGTTAATAAAGCTTCGTTGGTTGGTGAACGTGGCCCAGAACTCTTTGTTCCAAATTCTGCTGGTGCAATAATTCCAAATAATAAATTAGGAGGTGGAGACAGTATTACTAATATTGTTAATGTGTCAGTAGATGCCTCTGGTAGCTCAGTTGAAGGTGATAATGCAATGTCACAGGAGCTTGGTCAAACGATAGCTCTTGTAGTCCAAGAAACACTTGTCAGAGAGAAACGTAATGGAGGTTTATTAGCATAATGGCAACTTTTCCATCAATAAAACCAGCATACGGAGAAACTCAAACCATAGAACAAGATAATATTGTTGTAAAACTTGGGGATGGTTATGAACAAAGATTAGTAAGAGGACTCGCAGCAAACAAGAGATATCATCAAGTCAGTTTAGTTTTTAATATTTCACAGTCAGATGCAGATACAATTAATACTTTTCTTAATGCACGTTTTGACGATCAAGATGCTTTTCAGTACACAATAGGAGGAGAAAGTTCTGCAAGAAATTTTGTTTGTATTAGAAGAAATAGTTCAATTCCTGTAAATGCAAGAGTAACGATGAATTTAACTTTTAAAGAAGTTTTTGAACCCTGATGGCTATACCACATTCAGAATTACAAAAAATTAACCCAAATTCAATTATTGAACTTTTTGAACTGGAGCTTGTAGAGGGTTTGCATTATGCAACAGGAAATCCATCTAATGTTCCGACAATTTACAGATTCCATGCTGGAACGAATATTGATAGTTATGCAAATATTGTTTGGCAGTCAAATACTTATGAAAGATTTCCAGTTGTTGCCTCTGGCTATGAATATACTGGCAAAGGACAAATCCCTAGACCACAAATTATTATGAGCAATTTAGGCGGTATTACAAGATTAGGGTCTGTAATACGAGTAACAGACTTGCTTGCTTCAGTCAATTTAGTAACTCCACATAATGATTTGTTAGATGCAAAACTTACAAGAAGAACTTTAACTGCTGATGCTTTAGATGCTTCTAATTTTAGCGGTGGTACTAATCCATTTGGTACTCCAAGTTCAAATGAATTTCCAAAAGAGATTCATTTTATAGATAGAAAAATACAAGAATCAAGGGATGCTGTACAGTTTGAGCTAGTTAACAGACTTGATATGCAAAATAAAAGAATCCCAGCAAGACAAGTGACAAGAAAAGATTTTGAAGGTGTAGGAACTTTTGTAAATTAATGAATGAATACTGTAAAAAACAAGCTATTGCTCATGCAAAAGAAGAGCAACCGAATGAATCTTGTGGTTTGTTTTTAAAAACAGAAAAAGGGTTTGAATATTTTAAGTGTGAAAATGTTGCTCATGAATTTGAAACAAATACTTTTGTTATAAATCCTTTTGATTATGCAGATGGAGAAGATAAGGGAGAAGTTGTTGGAATAGTCCATAGTCATCCAAATAATGTTTTGCAATTTTCAGAGCCAGATATATCTAGTTGTGATGCAATTCAAATACCTTTTTATTTAGTTTGTCCAGACTTAGATAAAATGATTGTAATTACACCTAAAGATAATGCTTAAAAAAATAAAAGTTTATGGTGTTTTAAGAAAATATACAGGTCAATCTGAATTTATGGCTGATGTAAATTCACCTCATCAGGCTTTTAGCTTTTTGTTTTGTAATTATAAAGGTCTTGAGGAAAAGATGGCAAACCAGATTTATTGTGTTCAAGTAGGAGATAAAAAAATAACACAAGATTCAATAAATATGCAGACAGAACAGGATATAAAAATTATTCCGATAGTTCATGGAAATATTATCGGCACGTTAATTTATCTCGGTGTTAAATATGTTGTTAAAAAATATGTAGCACAAAAAATTCTTCAGTATGTGATTACTTATGTTGTCACAGATTTATTAATGAGAGGTGTAAATGATTTATTAGGGAGAAATCAAAATAATCAAAATGAACAATCAAAACAAAGTCCTTTAGATCCAGCAGCTTTATCATCTAATTATTCATTTACAGGGCTGACAAATGTTAGCCAAGCTGGTATTCCAGTTAATGTGGCATATGGTGAAATTTTGGTTGGTTCTATAGTGGTATCAAATGGAATTGATACTGTTCAAGTGGAGGGTACAAACTAATGTCTATTAAAGAATTTGATCAGAGTACAACTTTTTCTAATCCTGATTTACCTAGTGGTGCATTATCTTCAAAACAATTTAATACGATCGTAGAGTTGCTCTCAGAAGGAGAAATAGAGGGCAGTGCAACAGCATCAAAAAATGGCATCACAGATAAAACTTCAACAGCTTATATAAACAGTTTTAAAAAAGATATTTTTTTAAATCAAACTCCAATATTACAATCGGCTGCTAGTGTCACAGCACCAAATGATAGTGATTTTAATTTTAAAGATGTTGGTTTTGAATTTAGAGAAGGCACATCAAATCAAACTTTTATTTCTGGTATAAAAAACATTGAAACAGAAGTTGGTATTGGAACAACTGTAACAACAACAAATCCAGTAACACATACAGTTAGTCAATCTAATGTAAATGCGGTGAGGGTAACGCTTCAATTTCCCTCCATGCAGGTCTTCAATAGTGAGGGTGGTATTGATGGAACAGAGGTTAATTTATTAATTAAAATTATTGAAAATGATGGCACAACTACAACAGCAGTTGATGACACAGTAAAGGGTCGGTCAACAAATGCTTATAACAGAGATTATTTAATAAATTTAAAGTCTGGTACAAGCTTTCCTGTTCAGATAAGAGTTGAAAGAGTAACAGCAGATAGCACAGATTCAAGGACTGTAAATGCTTTCAGATTTTCAAGTGCAACAAATATAATTATGACTCAAAATGCTTATCCAAACACGGCTCATGTGGGATTGCGTTTTAGTGCAGAGAAATTTCCAAGAATCCCAAATAGACGCTTCCGCATAAGAGGAATAAAAGTAAAAATTCCAAGCAATGCAACTGTTAACAGCACATTTGGTAATTTAACATATGCTGGTACTTGGGATGGAACATTTAAGGCAAGTAAAGAATGGTGTTCTGATCCAGCTTGGATTTTATATGATTTGCTAATTAATGATCGTTATGGATGCGATATTGAAGAAAGTTCTCTCGATAAATTTACTTTTAAAAGTGTTAGTGAATATTGTGGCGGTTTAGTCGATGATGGGTCTGGAACAGGATCTACAGAACCACGTTTCTCTGTAAATATTTCAATAACACAGCAAGATGAGGCTTTTAACGTCATTAACGCTTTATGTAGTGCCATGAGAGCCATTGCTTTTTATGCGGCTGGCACAATAGCAATAAAACAAGATGCTGAAGGTCAGGCTACAAAATATATTTTTAATAATTCAAACATTACAGAAGATGGCTTTGTTTATAACGGTTCAAGTCTAAAAGCAAGGCATACAGTTATTCATGTTCAATATTTTGACATGACAACACAAGAGCTTGATATTGAAACAGTTGAAGCTGACGCAGCAACACAAACCAAGTATGGGGTACGAACAAAAAACATTAAAGCTTTTGCCTGTACATCAAGGGGGCAAGCAGCAAGATTGGGGAGATGGTTTCTATTCAATGAGCAAAATTCTGGAGAGACATGCTCTTTTGCTACAACTTCGGCTGCTGGTGTTTTGGTTAGATGTGGAGATATTATTGAAATTTCGGACAGTTTAAAATCAGGGGTAAGGAGAGGAGGCTTATTATCCTCTGTAACAAGCACTACAGTTGTTGTACTAGATGATGAAGATTCAACAGATATTCCAAGTCTTACTTTAAGTCCAACCTTATCTGTAGTTTTACCAGACGGATCACTTGAGACAAAAACTATAAGCGGTATAAGTGGCAAAACAATAACTGTATCATCTGCATTTTCTACAGCACCAAATGTAAATGCACCTTATGTCTTAGAAAATTCAACATTAGAAACAAGTACATGGAAAGTTGTTTCTGTAAGTGAAAATGAAGATTTAACTTTTTCTATTACAGCACTTGAACATAATGAGGGTAAATATGCTTTTGTCGAAGATGGTTCTGCATTGCCGACAAGAAATATTAGTACCTTAACTCAAGTTTTAAATCCACCCGAAGGATTACAGGCAACAGAACAAATTGTATTAATTAATAATAAAGCTGTATCAAAAATATTACTTGATTGGCAAACACAATCAGGGGCAGCAAGGTATGAGCTTCATTACAGAGTTAATAATGGAAGTTTTACAAAAATAGAAACAGTATCAAGTTATGCTGAGATTGTTAATAATGAGGCTGGAAGTTATGAATTTAGATTATTTAGTTTTAATGGTTTAGGAGAACCATCAAGAAACCCAGCAACTTTAACATTTACTGCTGTAGGTAAAACAGCACCACCATCAAATATAACTGGCCTTACTTATGAACCAATTTCTGATAAGGAAATAAGACTAAGATGGGATGCTGTTACAGATTCAGATGTTCGTGCTGGAGGACGTATTCATGTGCGTCACAGCCCTAAAACAGACGGATCTGGTAATTTTTCAGATGCAACAGACCTTGTTCTTGCATTAAGTGGAGCATCAACAGAAAAAGTTGTACCGCTTTTAGAAGGGGAGTATATTCTTAAGGCACAGGACGATGGAAACCGCTTTAGTACTGGAGAAACTTCTATTGTTATTGATTTACCAGAAGCACAACCTAAACTATTAGTACAGGCAAGAAGAGAAGATCAGGACAGCCCAGCATTTCAAGGATCAAAAACAAATGTTGGTTTTGATTCTGGAACTGGAGCAATAAGCTTGGCTGGAACAGGTAACTTTGATGATAGTACAGATATTGATTCAGAAAGTTCTATTGATGACATTGGCGGAGTATCAACAACAGGAACATATTTATTTAATGAAACTTTGGATCTTGGTGCTGTATTTAGTCTTGATCTAAGAAAAATAATACAAACCGCCTCTGTATATTCAACAGATTTATTTGATTCAATAACAGATTTAGATGCAAGACAAGACTTTGACGGAACTGGCTCTGTTGATACAAATGCAGAAGTTTTTGTTCAAACTTCTCAAGATGCCAGTTCTTACTCAGGTTTTCAAAAGTTTGCAAATGGTACTTTTAAAGGCAGAGCATTTAAATTTAAATGTGTTTTAACAACAAAAGATACAAACCAAGATATAAGAGTTAGTCAACTTGGATATTTTGCAGAATTTCAAAGAAGAACAGAACAAAGCACAACAACTATTGCATCTGGGGCTGGGGCTAAGTCTATTACTTTCAACAGTCCATTTTTCTCTGGTACAAGTGCTTTACTAGGTGCAAATTCAAATCCACCAGCGATAGGAATTACAGCATTTAATATGGCCTCTGGTGATTTCTTCGAGCTTTCAAGTATTACTGGTACTGGTTTTACAGTTCACTTTAAAAATAGTTCTGGTAGTTCTGTAGATAGAAACTTTAACTTTACTGCAATAGGTTTTGGTAAAGGTGGATAATTCAGATACAATAAAAGAAATTACTGTAAATTAAATGTCAAGAGTCGATAATACAGGAGGATCAGGTTTCACTTGTGACAATGGAACAGGACTCGTTGTGAGAACGAAGCTTAACCAAATAGTCGCAGCTTTATCTACACTTAATCAAGGCTCTGGCGATCCCTCAATAGGTGTTGCAGCCTATGTTCCTCATATTGATGGTAATACCTTAAAAATAAGAAATTCTGCCAATAATGCCTTTGTTACTTTAGGTGATGTATCGGCTACAAACTTCGGTCATGCTGGATTGTCGGCAGCAAATACTTTTACTTCAACAAATATATTTCAAGAGGATGTAACTTTTGATGGTGCTACTGCTGGAAGAGATATTGTTTTTGACAGATCAGATAATGCTCTTGAGTTTGCTGATAACGCAAGTTTAGTTTTTGGGGCTGGTTCAGATTTAACGATCACACATGATGCAACAGACAGCACTATTACAAGTGCAACAAATGATTTAAAAATTACCAGTAATGGTGATGACCTTATTCTTGAGGCTGAAGATGACGTAATTATTCGAGATAATGGCGGTTCTAATATCTTGGCTCAGTTTATTAATGGTGGAGCAAATGAGTTATATCATAATGCAACAAAGAAATTTGAAACTGCTTCGGGGGGTGTGAGTCTTACAGGAGGAGCAGCAGCTAATATTACAGCCCTTTCTGATGGGTCAACAATAACAATAGACATGGCAACAGCCTGTCATCATTCAGTAACGCTTGGAGGCAACAGAACCTTTGCAGCACCAAGTAATCAAGTAATAGGTCAGGCTGGTTCGATATTTATTACACAGGATGGCACAGGGTCCAGGACAGCATCATTCAATAGTGCATTTAAATTTGTGGGAGGCACAGCACCGACATTAACAACAACTGCTTCTGCGGTTGATCGAATAGATTATGTAATACTTTCAAGCAATGTTATTCATTGTGCAGTTTCATTGGATGTTAAGTAATGGGTTTTTATGACGCTATAAGAGTTGGAGCTTCTGGTGCTGCTGATAGTGCTTACACAGTAGATCGTAGTTTAAGGTTTAATGATGATGATAGTGCATATTTGAATAGGACACCTAGCAGCACTGGAACAAGAACTAAATGGACATGGAGCGGTTGGATCAAACGTAGTAATTTAGGATCATCTGGTTATCAAACATTTTACGCCGCTAAAAATCCATCAAATAATACATATGATTACATTGCTTTTGATATGTCTACTCAAAAGCTTGAATTTGGATCAGGAGGTTCTGTTTACAGAAAAACAACACAAGTTTTTCGTGATGTTTCGGCTTGGTATCATTTAGTTATTAATACTGATACTACACTTTCAACTGCTGCTGACAGAATAAAAATTTATCTTAATGGCATTGAGATTACATCTTTTTCAACTTCAAATGATCCCTCTCAAAATGCTGAATGGTACACTAATTCACAAAGTATTCACATTCTTGGCTCAGGTTATCCGTCAGGTAGTTATGGACAATTTTTTGACGGATATATGGCAGAAATTAATTTTATTGATGGATTACAGTATGACGCATCGTATTTTGGAGAAACAGATGCAGATACAGGACAATGGATTCCTAAAAAATATACAGGAAGTTATGGAACAAATGGATTTTATTTAAATTTTTCAGATAATTCTGGAACAACTGCAACAACACTTGGCAAGGATTCAAGCGGTAATGGCAACAACTTCACACCAAATAATTTTTCTGTAAGTGCTGGTGTTGATAATGATTCTTTAGAAGATACACCAACTAATAATTTCTGTACATTAAATCCATTAACACGTTTTGGGACTACCTCTCCGACATTATCTAATGGTAATTTAAATTTTGATTTAAGTAGTAATAATATGTACCCAATGTCTACTTTTTTAATACCAAAATCAGGTAAATGGTATGCAGAGATTGTGTTTACAGCAGTAGGTGCTGGTGCAGTTATTGGTGTTCAAAATCCAGTATTATTTGATCCAAATGGTACTAACTCTACACATAGACATAATGCAATTAATTATGTTGGAAATACTATAAGAGTTGATGATAGTAGTGTTCAGACAAGTGTAACAAGTCTTGGGGTAAATAATATTATAGGAATATGTGTTGATCGTGATGCAGGGACAGTTTTATTTAAAAATAATAATAGTAATGTTGGTGTTGCACAAGCCTTAAGTGCGTCTGCTGGTTCAACTGAAGATTTAGTTTTTACTGCTGGTAAAAATTCCTCTGGAGGTAGTAATGTTATAGGACATTTTAATTTCGGGCAACGTGCATTTAGTTATACACCACCAACAGGATTTAAGGCATTAAATTCAGCAAACTTACCCGACCCAACAATACTGCTACCTAATAATCATTTTAATACAGTTATTTATACTGGAGATGGTTCAACAGATAGAAATATTACTGGTGTTGGTTTTCAAACTGATTGGTTATGGATTAAAGAAAGAAGTTCAACAAGTGACCATCGATTGCATGACTCTGTACGAGGAGCAGGAGAGGTTCTTAGGAGTAATTCAACTGGTGCTGAAATTACAAGAGATGAAATTGATACTTTTATAAGTGATGGGTTTCACATTAGCGGTATAAATAATGGTGTAGGTGCGGTCAATCAAAACTCACAAACTTATGTTGCATGGAACTGGAACGCTGGCGATACAGATGGCAAAACTTATACAGTAACAGTTGTTTCCGATTCTGGTAATAAGTTTAGATTTGATGGTTTCGGAACGTCTGCTGTAACTCTTGATCTTGCTGAAGGTGGTACTTATATCTTTAATTACCCATCAG